CTTGAAAGGGCAAGGCTGGCTGGAGGCTCGATACCTATCTTGCGACATTCCTCGTTAAACGCCTTACGGGATAGTGGCGGTGACTCACCAATCCACGGGATACAGTTCTCTGCATCGAAGAGGCGTTGCGATACGTTCTCCTGCTGCTTCTTTAGGAGGGCTATATCAATGGGTATCCCCCGCTGGACACTCTTCCGGTTAACGCAACTTATGTCGCGCTCCCTTTGAGGCCACCTATCTTTAAGCTCCTCCCATAGTTTTAAGCACAACTCCGAATCTTTGAGTGCGTATTCACTGACCTCTTCTTTAAACTCTGGAGTCATGTCTTCCCACCGCTTGCCCAGCATGTTGTTACGAGTCTCCTTGGAAACCTCTAGGTCAAACAGTTCCCCCGTAGCTCCTTTCAGAGAGCGTGGTATACCGCAGAAAGCAGCAAGGTCTGCCGTGCAGTGCCACTCAGCCGGTTGCACTTCAGGCCACCACCCTTTGCGAACACCAAACAGATAAAGCGTTTCATCGAATGAGGCGTTATGCGAAAGAACTATATGCCCCTTGAGTGAAGGCCAGTCGAACACTCTAGGGTCACCTACAAAGTTGGTTCCCTCGTCCCCGACAACAGACACCATGTAGGCATCAAAATCGGGGTGGGAAAAGTATCCCAGCGTCCCTAAAGTCTTTATCGAGCAACCCTTGTCATAGTAGGTCTCAAAGTCTACGGCAAAAGTATTTTTGTCTGCTGAGTTTTTTTCGTACATGGTTATCCCTATAAAAAAGCCCCAACGACACTGAGGAAGAAAGCGTAAGACCTCAGTGCCGCTGGAGCGGCAGGCGACTCAGGGACAAAACGATAAAGCCCTGCTGCGCCGTGGATTTAGACTACTCTTCGCTTTCAGTCCAGCGCAATAGGCACTGGGTTCTCTCGGAGGTCTTTCAAAGACCTGGTGAACACGGAGGAAAGAACAACCAGGCGTTCCCTCTGCTTCCCCAATTCATCGATCTTCTCGGTAACCTCACCAACAAGCTGTTCAGCTAGGGCAAGTTCCCCTTCAAGCACATCAATTTCTTCTTCTGAAGTAGCCATATATTTCAGGAGTTAAATGAAGCCACGAAGTCGATGACGGCCTGTGGAGAGTTCTCCTGGGTCACAGCCAGTTCCGGCTGCCACCAGTCGTTGTGCTTACCCTGGACATGGTTGACCGTCAGCTTCCACTTCTTGTCGCCCAGTGCCATGCTTGGGTTGAATGACGCTAGGGTGGTTACACGCTTGTAGGTATTTACGAGTGCGTAGTTCTTAACGGTAAGGACACCGACAGTGTAGAATTTATCCCCGATGGGAAAGGGGTAAGCTCCATCGTCGCCATTTTCAGGCTTTTCAATTGCGAATGTAATCTCCGCAAACTCCTTCAGTTTTTCTACAGGCACACCTGTGCGTTCTGCGAGATCGTCACGCGCCTCTTTGGAGTAAACGCGCTCCTTTGGCTCACCAAACTTAACGTCTTCTTCCCAGCCCTTGATCATCTTGATGATGCTGATTTCAACAGGCTCGCCACCTTTTGCGACGACATGGGTTTTGTCCACTACTAAGTCCCCAAGTTCACCGGCATCATACTGCGACAAAGCAGACTTGATAGCGTAATAGGGGATGTTGATGTCGGAAGGGTCAATCCTGAATTCCAGGTTGCTTGCTACTGGAGCGGTAACCCCAGTGTTTACTTCGACGATTTCTTCCTTTTTTTCCTTTGTTTTAGGCATTTGTTATTTTGCGTATTTTTATGTTTTGGTTATATCAGGTCAGCGTATACCGCGTATCTGATGTGTCTATTATTTCCGCTGCTTCAGCAGCATCCATAAATTCTTGGGCCATACGACCCTTCTCCCCATCAGGGGCTGCCTTACCTACAGCCTCTGCTACTTTTTTCAAGGGAAAGTTAGCTAATTTTACAACTTCTTCTTGGGGCAGGTTAAATTGTGACGCGATATCCAGCAGTTGTGTATTGTCATTGCATTTACGAGACGCACCCATAGACCGTAGTCGCAAAGATGGGAATTCTGCACCGTCCCTAGCCATCGCCACAGCCTTCGCCCTAATGCGCGTAGCCCAGTTGGTCACGATCTTTGCGATAGGCCACAGTTGCTCCAGGGTCTCAGGGTTGTCAGGGTCAGAGATATCCACATCCGGCAGTGTGTTTTCTGACACCCTCTTGGCTACCTCAAATGCAATAGCACCCAGTGCAGGACATTTGTCCTCATATGCACAGAATCGGCAGTTCACGTTAGGCGATAGATCACCTAATTCAGGTGCGCCTTCTTCCCAAAGGGGGCGTATCTTCTCACCTGCCTTGATTACATCAGATACTTCCTTGATAAGCCTGGGTAAGTCACCGCGCTTGAACTCCCCGTGCAGGACTTCCCCACGGACAGGGATATAAAATACAAAGATAATCTTCTTGAGGTCAGGGAACTTCTGGAAAGCCCCAATCGTATACGTCTTCGCCTGCCAGTTTTTCTCCGGTTCGTCGATGATGCTGATACCTGTCTTGTAGTCGCCCATGATCGCTGTGTCACCAAACGTGGTAAGACGGTCACATGTTCCCCAGGTGCTTGTGCCTTCCAGTTCCACATCGACCTGAATCTCATGGTATTCCTTGTTCTCAGCGTCTCCTATTATGGATGCCAGGAAATTGTCCTCCATGCGACAGGTCTCCTCATATATCTCGACCTCCTCCTCGTCATGGAGCGCGGAAGGGTCACGCACTTCCAAAGCCTCATGTATCCTGGTTCCTTTCTCAGCGGCAGCACTCGTCCCCGAACGCCCGTTGTAACCGGAACAGGCGGCTACATACTTGAGGCTGGAGGGTGAGAATTCCGCGTGATCTCTACTTGTGTGGTCTGGTGTATTATCCATGCAGTGCTTCTAGGTTTTTAAGTTTACGTTTTATCGACTTCATCACTGCCTCCTCAATAGAGTCAGCAGCGACCAGAATCTTCTGTATGGCATCAGATTTAGCCCCGTTGCGGTGGATGCGCCCCAACGTCTGCAAGTGATCCTTGGCAGAGAAGGACGGGCTTATGAGGGAAATACGGGGTCTCTTGCCGTTGATATCATGCAGGGAGAGACCGGTTCCCCCTGCCGCGATGTTCACAGCCAGGAGGTGTATGTCGTCATTTTGGAAAGCGTCCACAACCTGTTGCCTCTCCTTTGCTGATTGACCTCCCTCGATCCGGTAGCACTTATGCAGCTTCTCGCACAGGGCTTCCACGGTCTCTCTGAAGTTAACGAACATAACAACAGAGTTGCCCTGGCCGACTAGGTCTTCTGCCATTTCTGCGATGTCTGGCGTTTTGAAAGATTCAGCAAGTTGCCTAGCTCTCAACAAGTTGACTAATACATGCTCATTGTCTGTTACAGTTCCATTCTCGATATACTCTTGGACGATAGCAGGCGTAATGCCCAGTTCGTCGTATGCCTTGATAATCTTCTTTGCACCACCAAACTCAACAGGCTCTACAAAAACCCTGTTCGCTCTGAAGCTGTCGGGGAAGTCTTCCACAGTCAGTTTCTTTCCGGTTATCCCGTAGATGGAATCCTTAACATCAGATAACTTTGCTCGACTCATCAACCGCCATTGTTTCCAACGGTCTTGAGCGCACCCGTTTTCTTTCATCCAGCGATACCAAGAGCTTTTACCGTTGCCGGTCTTATTCAACCCGTGCAACCCCAGCATGAAACCTATTGAGCGCATCTCTGTGGGGTTCTCGCAAGCAGTAGCACTCATGCCGTGAACCCGATACCCCTGCTGGACGAGTGAAATAACCAGTTGGCAGTTTTGTGTGTATGGGCCTTTACACTTGTGAATCTCATCAACGAATACCAGGGCATCCTTTGGCAGATTCCACGCCATTATCATCTTGCCCCGCTTGTTCATGTGGGGCGTTCCCCCTGTCCGTATCTTTTCGTAATTCAACACAAAAATGGGCTTAACGCCAAACTCTTCCAGTTCACGCTCCCAAGTGGGAATGACGGCCTTGGGGCAGATCACCGCGACAGGACATCCAAGGGTTTCCGCTATCGCGGCGGCAACGACAGTCTTGCCCGTGCCAACGCTGGATGTATCAATTGTATTGGTTCCTTCGGCTAGTTTCTCTACGAAAAACGCCCAAGTCCCCTTTTGTCTAGGAAACAGTGCTTTCATTTGGCGGCGACCTTAATCGACAGTCAAGTTCTTGTCCAGAACTATTTCCCCCTTATATACCTGGCAATCAAGAAAGCGTCTATCAACCCGTCATGTGGCTTAGTCGCCCTCTTGCTCTTCAGCCAGCATTCTTCAGGGGCAAGCTCGTTAGCTACAGCTAAAGCAGCTTCCTTCGTTTTTCCTTTGAGTGTCCTGCCCAGCATGACCTTTTGCCACTTGTGTACACTTACACAGCGGGAGTCCCATTGGCGACTTTCCGCAAGCCCTAACAGCTTCCCGAAAGAAATCGCCATCGACCTTACCGCCTGCGACGAACGCGCATGATGAAGCGGCTCCTCTATTGCGAATATAAAGGGGGAATTAAGGGAAGTAATCCATTCATATACTTTCCTTGTGTCCACCTCCCGCTTTTTTAGACGGTGTATGGTCGGCATTACTGTCTTGTCGATCACCGCGCCTGTCTGTGCGGATATAGCTACCAAGCCGCCGGTAAGACCATTATCGATTCCTACGATCATATGGAGTCTATTGCCTTGCGGCGAACCAGCAAGCCAGCACCCTCTGTAGGTAAAAAGACATCGATGTTCTTACCAAGCATTTGCAGGTAGTATACTTCTTTTGCAACCGCAGGAACCACTAAATAGAAATCACCCAGTTGCGCTTCTACAACAAACTTGAAGTCCGCTGGCGGAAGCTCGACCCTGATAAGAACCTTCGGGTTTGAAACAAGTAAACGATCAGGAAACATCTTTTGTTGGTGCGTCGTCAAGAAAGACGGGTGTCGCCTCGCCGTAGTCTGATTGAAGATACTCGTATTCATATCTCCTGTAAGCCTCGTCCTCACTCAGCCCGTAGTCCTTCTGGAGGATATCAATCGTCATCCTCTTGGAGTAGCAGGCGACTGGCGGCTTGCCGTAGGTTTCTACTGACCCTATAAAAGCGTCCTGTAGTCCTGAGTATAAAAGCAATACGCTTTCCGGCTCCTCATAAGCATCGGCAGATTCTGACATGGCATTTACTTGTCTTCAAGCGGTTCTACATCAATTACCTTTTTCGAGTCGATATCGACTGCTCCTTTTCCCTTGTCCGCTTTGGTATTATTGAGGATGGAAATGTCTATCTGAACCTTGCCGGAGCCTCCTCGGTTATCGAGACCCAGGTTGCGCCGTATAATTTGGTCAAGTTCTGACAACTCCTTAATAGTGCGGGGGCCGCGTAGGTTCTTAACCGAATCCCGCATCAACTTGACGGCGGTAGCGGCCACATAAGACTGATACTTTTCCCCTGGCGAAGCCTGCGCCTGTGCTACATCGAGCAAGTCCTTATCCTCGGTTACCCTGGCATCGTGTGCTTTAAGTTGGTTCTCCTCTTTAACCGCCTCATCAAGTTTCTCTTCCAGAGCATCCTGTAACGGATCATCAGTTTCCTTCTTATCTTCTGCCGTGGGGTTAACCCCGTGAGGGTTTTTCTTCGCTCCATATCCTGCATTGCGTAGCCAACGCCGAAGTGTAGATGAGTGAACGTCCAGTTCCCTGCTGATGCTGATCAGTTTATAGTCCTGCTTATACAGAGCGATTGCCCGTTGCAGCAACTCTTCTTTTTTGGAAACCTTCGACAAACCGCTTAATAATACTATTATTCTAATAGTTATTCAAGTTATATGAACCGCAAGCTCCGTGCATACGAACCGCGCATCAATCCCGACACCAAAGAGATGGAAGTCGGTGGACTCAAGATACCGGTAACTAATACAGTTACTGCATTACTTTACGGTTTCGCGAACACGAAAAACAACAAAGCAAAGGAATACTACTTCTGGCGGTTGTGCGATGAGTTCTGGAATCGCGACGACTTACCGGAACACATGATGGTGCGCCACCCTTGGGCAGAGGAGATGATTCGTGCGGTAATCGAAAATAAATATGTAGCTGTCGGGGGTGCTGCAAACAGCGGTAAGTCCCACACAATGGCTGCGTGGGCTATAATTAGTTGGTTGTCTGCCCCTCGCGATACCCTGGTATTGATAACCTCGACCACACTCCGCGAAGCGCGGAAACGGATTTGGGGTTCTATTATTTCGCTGCTGACTGTTGTAGAGGGTGCGCCGATGAAGGTGCGGGACAGTATAGGAAACGTGGCATACATAAATGAGAAGGGAAACCTTATCGAACGAGCAGGACTGTCCCTAATCGCCAGCGCGAACGCGAAGGACGCGCTATCCAAATTCATCGGGATCAAGCAAAAAACCGTAATATTGGTGGGCGACGAACTCAGCGACCTCTCCGAAAAAATCCTCCACGCCGGACTGTCGAACTTGTCCAAGAACCCATCTTTTCAGCTAATCGGGATGAGTAACCCTAATTCGCGCTTTGACGCTTTTGGTATCTGGAGCCAGCCTTTGGATGGGTGGTCTTCAATTAATCACGATACGGATGACCGGTGGGTAACCAAATGGGGAGGGACATATATACGCTTCGATGGGGAGCGCAGCCCCAATATACTGTCGGGAGAAGTAAAGTATCCCTGGCTGCCGACTGAAGAAAAGCTATCCGAAGACAGGGCGTTACTTGGGGCTGAGTCGCGTGGGTATATGCGAATGGTCAGGGCAATATTCTTTGATAGCGACGAGACTGAGGGCATCTACTCTGAAGCAGAGTTAAGCAGGTCTGGGGCGATGGGTAATGTGGATTGGGCAGGCAAGCCTATACCTGTTGCGGGACTAGACCCCGCATTCACCAATGGAGGAGATAGAACAATATTATATACCGGAAAGGTCGGGTATGATCAAACAGGGCAGTATGTGTGCCAACTTGGGGAGGCTTTACACCTCAACGATGACGCAACCAATAAGGCCGTGCCGCGAACGTATCAGATTGTTCGCCAGGTAAAGGAAGCATGTGAGAAGCGGGGGATTCTTCCACAGGATGTTGCGGTTGACGCAACGGGTGCTGGTGCGCCGTTTTGCGATGTGCTGGCTGGCGAGTGGTCTGACCAGATTTTGCGTGTTTCTTTCGGCGGAAAAGCATCAGATAGGCGGGTTTCAGCAAACTCCAAGCTCACCGGCCAAGAGATGTATATGAACAGAGTAAGCGAGTTGTGGTTTTGTGGCAAGGAACTCGTAAGGACTAAACAGTTATTCGGAATTGATAACGCATTAGCAAAAGAGATAACCGCCCGTAATTATGAGATGGTAAAGAGCGGGACACTGCGGGTAAAGATAGAATCGAAAGTAGACTACAAAAGTCGTTTCGGGCATAGCCCCGACCTCGCGGACGCGGCCTTCCTTTGTCTTGACCTGGCAAGGCAACGCCATAACCTCGTAGCCGTTGAACCCGCCGAAGGCGACGATGTCAGAATGCCACACCAGAGGCGCACAATTAAGAATTTAACGAACGTCTTAGCGAGTGACAATTTGACGGTTGATTGACATAAAAAGTTCTCACATAATGAGTAACTAATTAATTATATAAAATGTAATTAATTAGTTACTATAGTTAGAAGAGTTTTATAAGTGTCACTTGGACGGCCTATTCCCACGTTGACTTCCCTTTAAGAAACCTTAAATTTACTTTTATCTATACACAATTGACTTATGGGATGGTTTGATGATTTAAAAGGTATTGGGCATACTACACTTGACGTTCTTGGAATGGTTCCTGTAATAGGTGCTGTTGCTGACTTAGCTAACGTAGCTTGGTATACAGCAGAAAAGGACTATCA